TGCAAGCTTGTCTATATCTAGCGACATTCCACCAGCAGCCCCCTTTGAGGCTTCTATCATTGCTGGGTTAAGGTCAGGGGAGCTTCCGATATCTGCAATAGTAGCAGCGACATTATCAACACCTGCTCCGGGGGTTAGACCCATCAGGTCGCCACCAGGAGCTTGAGTGGTTTCAATAGTTGCCTTGATGTTGTCAATTCCGCCTGGAGCAGCAGTCATGCCCATCATTGCAGACGGGTCATACATTTTTGCGCTTTCAGCCATTTTGCGCATCATTTCTTCTTTGTCGTATTCTGCACCAAACATTTTATAAGCCTCTGTACAATTCTTGATAGTTTACAGCCAAGTAGCCAGACGGCGTCTTAACAGTCAGCGAAGGATCAAATGCTTCTACTTCTTGAGCAATTGCACCCAGAGTCATGCTGTTGCTTAGACCCTTATCTTTGGCGTCCTCGGTCCATTCCCAAGTATATAAGCCTAGACCATTAGGAAGCTCGCCAACGCGCTCTATGTTTGTTTTAAGGCGCATGTCAGACATACCCATCGCTCCAGCTGCTTGAGTTCCCATAGACAGGTAATCAAACAAGCCTGGCTCTTTGGTCGTAGTTTGAGACTGAGGAATAGTCGAAGAACCTAGAGCCTGAGACACATAACCGATAGTGTCTGCTGGGGCTCCAGTGTAGCCAGAGAACTGCTGTTTAGCCGCGTCAATCAACTGCTGCTGCATTAGCTGCTCGATATTGCCCTGGTTCATAAGGTCTTGGTTGACTTCACGACCCATGCCAAAGCCTAAGTTGCCGATGTTAGCAAATTGATTTGCTGCTTGAAGACCTCTGTTAGCCTGCTGCTGCCCTGCACCTTGATTAGCTAGGTCAGCTTGCATGCGTCCAGAAATGTCTTGCTGGGCCATGTTCTGAGCGTTCTGAAAGCCTGCCTGACGCAATCCGCCAACTGTAGAGCCAAGACGATCATAAAAGTTTCTGTTTGTTTCGGCTTCGGCAATGCCATGACGAGATCCGCCAAAAGCACCAGCTTGACCCATCTTGGCGCCACTTAGCATCTGCTCTTGCTGACGCGCTCGATCCATGTCAGAGATAGTTTGCCCAACAACTTGGCTCTCGTATGGGTTTGTGTAAGCGCTTAGATCTGTGCCGGCAAGTTGTCCTGCCTGGACCTGCATAGGCTGATACATACCTGCTGCTGCTGTGCCTGCCATTCCGCCTTGAATGCCCTGCATGGCCATTTGGTTGATGTTTCCTCCCTGCGCTGGCATTTGGTTGACGTTTCCTCCCTGCACTGGCGCTTGGTTATAGCTTCCAATTCCATTAAACCGTTTTGCCATTTGGTTGACGTTTGCGCCAGTTCCACCCTGCCCTTGCGTTTGGTTGACGTTTCCGCCATTTAAAGTTCCGGCCATTAGAACAAACTCCCTAAAAGTGAATTCTTGTAAATCATTTCCGCACCTAGACCAACTTTGCTGTTAGAACCACGTTGTTTTTCTTTATGTTCAGGAACCGCATTTCCAAACAAAGCATCATATTGAGCCTGCTGCTCTGGATTTCGTGCTGCAAGCTCTTGTTGCGCTTGCTCAAAGATAGGAAATGCAGAGTAACCCTGAACACCACCAAAATCTTGCGCCTGACCTAGAGATTGCATAGGAGCGCCGGGGCTGCCTAAACCAAAAGCACTAGCCGCATCAATTTGATTCTGAAAGCCAGACATCTGAGTTGGATTAAAAGCTGCTAAGTCTGGCCCCATATAGGGTTGATAGCCAATTTGCTGAGCTGCTTCAGCCCTTGCTAGGTTTCGTATCGTAGGCTCTTTTGCCCACTCAGGAATTGTTGCTTCGCTTGTTTGGCTTCCGCCTTTTCCACCACTCATCTTATAGCTCCTTAGCTAGTGTGGTGAACGATTCAGTCCACCCTTCGTTTTTTAAGACTCTAGACCAACCTTTACGGCCAGCTATGGACATTCCGTCACATCCTTGAGCCTTTGCAAATTGTGCTGCTGAATCATTCATATCTACTATCTGATCCATCTCTCCACCAGCCAAAAACACATGAAATATTTTCTTTTTTGGAAAGACTATTATTTCTGTAACGGCGCACCCTCTTTCGGCAGGCCAAAACTGGTATCGCAGTTGGTGTATTCCATGCACAATGTCGTCAAAATCGTGTGTGCCACCAGAATAATCAAGGGCAGCTTCGATCCATTCCCGACATCGAGAAAGCTCATCATCTATATTCATGCAAACACCTTTTATAATGCCTGATTATACCACTTATTGTCTTGATCTGGTGATACTAATGCGAACAGCTTCAGATGCAGGCGCAAATGACGTTGCAGCAGCCGCATCTAGCCATAAATCAGTGTCATCAGTAGCCCAATATAGGTTTATGTAATCGCCAGCAGAGAGGCTTACCTGGTCTGTAATGGCCAGCAGAGAATAAGCGTTGTTATTGTGTAAAGTTACACGCTCAGAGTGATTTACGGCAACACCGTTTACCGCAAGCCAATAGTACATAGTTTTGCTGGCGGCGCTGCTGCTTTTTATTTGAACATGTCCCGTAATTGAATACACGCCCGATTCAGCAAAATCTATCCTAGTGCTATCGCTGACGTTTAGGCTTAACCCACCATTCGCAGAGACAATGTTAAAAGGCATTTTGTAGCCAGTGTTTATAGCAGCAGCAGTTAAAGTTACAGAAGATGCAAACTCACCATACCCATCAGCAAGGACAACTTGCCGCCATTGATCATCTTTGGATACAACAGGATACCCGGTGCGGTCCCAAAGAATAACTCCGTCTTCCTGAGCTGTATCTCCAGCAACATAAAAAGCCAACTTAGACTTAGTCCGCACCAAGAAATCGTTTAGCCTTTCAGACCAGCGCCTGTATTCGGTTCTACCCGCAGACGGTGGTCTTTCAGCTAAGCTCATCGACTACCTCCAGGCATGGCATTTATTCTCATTGTGCCGACCTTCCAGTCAATAAGTTCAACGCCAGTCATGCGCATTCTAATTTGACGCCCCTGGAAGCGCACTCCAGTAGGGTTTAACATCGTGTAAGGCCCGTAAGAATACTCTGTGTCAGTAGGGTAAAACCGTGTCTTAAAGGTCAACGTCACATCCCCCAGGTTGCTTTCATCTGGGATAACTTCGTTAACTTTCATAATGTCGTTGCCATTGCCAATTGATATAGGGCCGCTTTCCAAAAATGGAAGCATTTGATCGTGGCTAAAATTAAACTCTTGGTTGTAAACTTTTCCGTCTGGAGCAAACCAGATTGGATTTGTAAACACGCCAATATCAGTGCAGGCAGTGCGGGCCAATTGACCAATATTCCAATGATTCTCCTTGTAATCATAAATTACATATCTATCATTTTCATTTGATCCGCCACTGGGATAAAACCACCACAACTCGTTGTACTGGCTGTTATCTACGCAGTTAACCTTTGACTGCTCTGCCCGGTTAATGTCTTTAAAGACGTAATCATGTACGTCACAAGGCATTTCCACTACGGCTGAGCCATTGTAGGCAAAGAAGCCGTTGTAACCCATCCAATAAGCGCCCTCATCAATTGCAACAGCGCAATGCCGAGATATGGCACCACAGGCAGTTCCAACTCTTTCAAATCCGTAAACAACAGGAGGTCCACTGTAACTTGCAACGTGAGCGTCAGTAGTTGTTAAGATAAGCGCCCTGCCTCGCGTATTGACTCCTAACTGTATTTCACCGGAAGTTTGAAGCTCTATGTCACCAGCCTGGTTAAGCGCGGTAGGAGTCCAGTCGGTGTTGTCTTCTCGGTCACACCATTGAATTTTTCTAGGATTGCCGCCAGGCGCTAAAGCAAACAAAAACCTGTCCTCTGTAACCAATATTGCATTACAGCCAATAGGAGCATTAGCAATAACAGCAGCCGGTGCAGCGGGGTTTAATGTCCACTCGTAAATCTTTCCGTCACTATTAGCGCAAGCAACAAGGTATTCACCCCAAGTGTCCACTGACCAGGTTGTAGCTTCTGCACCAATGCTGTTGCTTGGGCGCTCAGTTCCAAAAAGTCCAAGCCCAAAATAATAGCCACCAAACCCAATATTGGGATCTGAGTCTTCGGTTCCTGCAACATAGCCAGCCGGAGTAATATCTGCCTTCACACCACTTGCTGAAATATGCCAAAGTTTCTCGTAAGTTCCAGCGGCAAGGTTAGGGTTTGCAGAGTTATCTACCCACGCCAAAGCTCCTCTGGCTGGAGCATTAATAGTAATGCCAACAGGGGCCGCCGGGACAGTAATGTTTTCTCTTTGCTGCCATCCACCAATAGGGCGAACAGCATTATTTTCCCAACGTATAAAGTTCGCGTCTCGCCAACGATTTGCTGATTCTAAATCTGTTCCATGCCTATAAATGCCAGCAGGAATATCAAGACTTATTAATGGCATTGTTTACTTCCTTATTTAGTTTTAATCCGCTCAACGGTTCTAAGTCCACCAAGACCAAGCATGCCCATCAAAACTGGCAGCATAGTGGCGGTGTCAGCCTGGGGTATATCTACGCCAAGTCCAGCCGCTAATGGCGAGATTAAAAAGTTTACGGCAAAGCCAGCTACGCAGACCCAGCCAGTCGCAGGGCGCCATCCACTCTGAAACCAATTGCCCTTTGCCTCTTCTGTGTTTAGCTTTATCTGAGCTAGGGCTATTTCCTGACCGTGACGTTCAGCCATAGTCGCCAGCTCGTGCGCGATCTTCTGCTTGGTATCAGCATCAGGAATAAACTTGTCAAGAAGACCAGTTACGGGTGCTATTAAAGAATTAAATATACTCATTGGAATAATTTCTCTAAGAAAGGGGAGACTAGCACAAAGGGATAAAGAAGCCACAGCCGCTTGTCAACAGCATCAAACCGAGCGTTAATTTTATCAAACTTGGCATTGCCTTGGTCTAATTGCTTTTCTATATTAGCATACCTTACAGCGCATTCTTTTTCATGCCCGTTTAGCTTCACTTCCATTTCTCGAACTGTAGTCATTATTTTTTTACCATCAATATAATTGAGTAAATCATTACTGGAATTAATGAAACCGCCAACCCAATAAAAATTACAAAGTTTTTTAACATTCTTGAAACTTTTTGACGTTTTAACAGTGCTATACGGGCTTCTCTTTCTCTTTCTTGCTTGCACTCTGACTGAAAAGCCAGCCAGTCCGACCACATATCAGCCCGGCCAGCGTAGATCATGTAATCTTTTAACCACTCTTCATCGGCTTTGATCTTTTCCAGTGCCATAAAAGCATCAAGGTCAGACTTGCCTTTCTTGGCAACTCTTTTCGTAATTGCACTTTTATTGCTAAAATAAGATTGCGCCGCCGCTGAACAGTCGTAAAGCTCTTTGCCATTACTAAGCGCAGTTTTAATAAGCTTAAACGCAGCATTGGCAGCAGCAATCTCGGCTAACATTTACTCAGACGCTTTTCGGATGTCAGCGGCAATGCCGTCAACAAACGTAGCAGACCCAGCGCCAATACCTTTAGCGGTATCTGTAACCATAGACTGAGCTGAATCAATAGTGCTGTCTACAATCATTTGTGAACCGTCTACTGCTGCGTTAAAAGTGTTACAGCCCATAAGGGCCAGGGGGAATGCTAATAATAAATATTTCATTGTTTATTTCCTTTTTAAGATGTTAAGTATTAATACTGATTACAATTTGGCCTAAGATTTTACGCTGCTAGATAAAAGTTAATAGATGAAAGTCCGGCACAGTCTACGCCATAGTAAAAGTCAATAGTGTCGCCAACTGCTAAAGTATATTGCGGAGAGCGAACCCACAAATAAAGCGGAATACTTTGATTCATTTGAGAAGTTTCAAAGAATCCATATCCAGTGCTTGTGCTAATAAAATTCTGAAGGCGGCCTGTTTGACTGCTTGGTGTAGGGGCAGAGCTAGTCCTTTGGTAAAACTCTCCTAAGTTCGTAGCTGTGGTATTTACAGCCGACCAAGAAGTAGGTTGAGTAGCGCTAGTGCTGGGGCTAGATCGCTGCCAGTTAGCAGCACCTGTATTTCCGTTAAGCTGAGGAACTTCAGTCTCAGTTCCTGCTTGCGTTACAATGAGCATATTCGTTT